TGAAGGGAGGTGTAGTCAGCGTTCCCTCTCCGCAAGTAGTTGTAGAGGATGTGGTAGACCCATTTGAACAAGCAGAACTTGCACTTGAGGAACAAAGACAAACACCAACAAAAAAACTTTCAAATAACCCAATATTGAATGAGGTTTTGAATAATACAAAACCATTTTCAAAAGCACAAAGAAGTTCAACACCAGGTGGTGGTAAATCAGTACTAGATAATCTACCACAACAAGAGCCAATCCAAGAGAGTATGGATAAAACTGTTGAGTTTACTTCTCAAGGAGCAGGAGCTGGTGTTAGTGGATTAAAAACTCAGATGGCACACAAGATGGGATATGGTGATGTTGCAACAAGACCAAATAAAACAGGTCTTGGAGTTCAAACGGGATTACCTGGTTTAGATAGAATTCTAAATAGAGATAATTCTTCACTTGTAAAAAAGTTTAAAACTAGATAGGGAGTAAATAATGGCTTATATTCTTGATAAAAAAGTAGTAACCGATACTGAGGAGTTTTCAAATCAGGCATATGGTATCACCTTGCCAGTACAACGAGGTAATACTGGTTATTTTTCTCAAGCATTTAGTTCATTTGAACAAGCAAAAAGTAATTTAAAAAATTTACTTTTAACAAGAAAGGGAGAAAGAGTATTTCAACCAAATTTTGGTTCTGGTATTCATGAGTTATTATTTGAACAAGCAACTAATGACCTTGAATCAAAATTACAAGAAAATATAACAAATAGTGTAAACTTTTGGTTACCATACATAAACATAGATACAATAGATGTAAATATGACTGATGAAATGAAAGATAGATATATCGCAGAAATGAAAGTACAATTTACAGTTGGTAATATATATGAACCACAAGAAATAACATTTTTAGTTGAGGGATAATAAAATATGGCATTAAATAGTATAAATAGAAACCCAAATGGTGGTAGAGATATTAAGTATCTTAATAAAGATTTTTCTCAATTTAGACAAAATCTAATTGAGTATGCAAAAACTTATTTCCCAACAACCTATTCAGATTTTAACGAAGCATCACCTGGAATGATGTTTATAGAAATGGCATCATATCTTGGAGATGTACTTTCATATTATACAGATGATACTTTAAAAGAATCATTAATAACAACAGCAGAAGATAGAGAGAACATAATTGCATTGGCCGAGTACTTGGGTTATAAACCAAAAGTAACTTCTCCAGCGATTGTTAAATTAAGTGTATATCAAACAGTTCCGGTCATTGGTGCAGGTACAACCGAAGTTAGACCCGATGATAGATATTATTTAAGAATACCACAAGGAATGACAGTAACTGCCACAACTCAAGGACAACAATTTAGAACTACTGAAATGGTAGATTTTGCATCCGAGAATGATAGAGAGGTTTCAATTTATAGAACAGATGATGATGGAGAGCCAACTCTTTATTTAATTAAAAAATATGTAAATGCAATATCAGGTCAATTAGTAAGTGTAACTCATAACTTTGGTTCATCTCCTTCTCAATTTTCTAAAATACCTTTAGTTGAAAATAATATAATAGATATTGTAGATGTAAGAGATTCTAATGGAAATAAATGGTATCATGTTCCTTACTTAGCACAAGAAATGGTTTTTTCTGATTACGCAACAAGCGATACAACAGACAAAGAGTTAGCACAATTTAAAGAATCGGTACCAAGTATTTTAAAAACTTTAAAAACAACAAGAAGATTTACAACAAAAGTAAATGCAGATAACACAACAACTCTTGTATTTGGTGCAGGAAACTCAACTTCATCAGATGAACAATTAATTCCAAACTTTAAAAATGTTGGTTTAGGATTAAAATCTTCAATTGATAATTTAGGTGCATCGTTTGACCCATCAAATTTTTTAAAAACAACATCATACGGACAGGCACCAACTGGTGAGTTTACTATTGATTATATTATAGGTGGTGGTGTTGGTTCTAATGTTGGTGTTGGAGAATTAGTACAAATAGATACAATAACTTTTCAAGATGATAGAGAAACATTTACAACAGAAGCAGAAAGACGTTTACTACAACAATGTAAAAATTCAGTAGCATGTGATAACGAAGAATCTGGTACGGGTGGTAAAGGTGCAGATACATCTGATGAAATTAAACAAAACGCATTAGCTAATTTTGGTTCACAAAATAGAGCAGTAACACGAAAAGATTATCAAGTAAGAGCACTTTCATTACCTGCAAAGTATGGTGGAATTGCTAAAGCATATTGTGCACCAGACGGAGAGTTGGATAACAACTCACCAGCTTCTATTCTTACAGATAAAAATTCTTTAGAGGAATTTGTAGGATTGGTAGAACAATTAAAAAATTCAGATTCATCTCAGCAAGAAATTAAAAACAGAGTTGTAAAATATCTTGGTAGTAAAAAGAAAAGCGTAACTGAAAAAAATAATCCATTTGCAATTAACTTATATGTTTTAGGATATGATTCAGATAAAAAACTTTCAACACTAAATCAAGCTATTAAAGAAAATTTAAAAACATATATAAGTGAATATAGAATGTTAACCGATGGTGTTAATATTTTAAATGGATTTATTATTAACATTGGTGTTGAATTTGAAATAAAAGTTTACAATGGATATAATAAAAGACAAGTACTTACAAGAACTCAGATAGAACTACAAAATTATTTCAATATTGACAAATGGGCATTTAATATGCCAATTAATATTTCTGAGGTAGAATTATTAATAGCAGGTGTAGAGGGAGTTCAATCTGTACCAAAATGTGAAATCATTAACAAATGTTTAGGAAACTATTCACAAAATTCATATAACATATTAGATGCAACTAAAGGTAAAATAGTTTATCCATCTTTAGACCCATCAATATTTGAAGTTAAGTTTCCAAATAAAGACATAAGAGGGAGAGTAGTATAATGTATCATTTTTTAACAGCATCCAAAGATTCAACAATTTATCTTCAACAACCAAGTCAAAATACTGGTAGAGATGAGATATTAGAAATATCTAAAATTTATTATGGTAATTTAAAAGATATATCTCGTTCTTTAATTAAATTTGATACAACAGCATTATCTGAATCCATAGTAAGTGGAGAGGTAACAATGAGTTCTGCAGAAATGCTTTTAACAGAATGTGAAGGAAGTGAAATACCAAACGAATATACAATATATGCGTACCCAGTATCACAATCATGGGATGTGGGAATTGGTACACGATTTGATGAAATATCAACAGATGGCGTAACTTGGGATAGTAGAAAAACATCTACTTCTTGGTTAGTTGGTTCTGCTTCATTAGAAAGTTCGGGTTCATATAATGGTAGAGGTGGAGTATGGTACACTGGTTCTTCCGCAAGTCAATTATTTGATTACCACTCAAGTAATATTTCAATGGATGTATCCGAATCGCTATCATCATGGATTAGTGGAGATTTACCAAACGAAGGATTTATATTAAAACATGATTCTGCTAAAGAAAACGATACAATTGATTATGGCCAATTAAAATTCTTTTCAAAAGAAACAAATACCATATATCAACCGAAGTTAAGAATTGGATGGGATGATTCTAGTTTTATAACAGGTTCACTAACAGAACTTACATCCGATGATATTCATGTAACGTTTAAAAGATTAAAGACCAGATATAAACAAGGAAGTAAACCCGAAATACGAGTTTTTGGTAGAGAAAAATATCCACTTAAAACTTACACTAATCAATATTCTTATACTGATGTTTATTATTTACCAACTTCAAGTTATTATCAAATAAAAGATATAATCACCGAAGAGGTAATAGTACCATTTGGAGATTATACAAAATTATCGTGTGATTCAAGTGGAAACTATTTTAAACTTAATTTAACAAATTGGGAATATAATAGAGATTATTATATAGAAATAAAAACAGATAGAGATGGTGTAGTTGAATACTTTGTAGATAAAGATTTAACTTTTACTGTGGAAAAATAAAATGGCGTTAACTGATAAATTTAGAATCAACGAACTTACACAAAAAGGTTCCAAGGTAGAGAGAAGAACTGCTTCTGGTAAAATTCTTGTGCGAAAACTTGATGGAAAAGAAATCAGGCCTGAGAATATAGAAAAAGAAAAGCCGTTTGGTGATACTGTAATTAAAGCAAAAAATAAAGACCCAAGGTTTAAATCAGAACTTAACGAGGTTGATATTACACCAAATATAGAACAAACTTCTTTTAGTGGAGAATCTACTGGTTATGTAGAGAAACCAAAATATAATGAAGAAGAATTAAAAAAGGCAGTTGATGTAAAGGTTGATGAGTTAATTAAAAAAAAGAAACCCAAAAGAGGACCATATATACTTAAATCAAAATATGATGATTTACGAAAAAAATATGAAGATGCTCTAGCACAAATAGCTGATTTAAGAAAACAACTTAATACTGCACTTGCAGAAATTGAAAGATTAAATGGAGTTGTTGAACAATTAAAAGTAGAAGTTGATTCTGCAAAATTACAACAAGCAGCAGCAGAAAACCAATTACAGGCAGCAAACAATAGATATATTACACTATTAAGTGATTTCCAACAAGCAATTATTAAAGGTACTAAGGAAGCAATAGAAAGAGTATCATTAGAAGCACAAGTACGAGGATTACAGGCACAAAAAGAAACTTTAATTAGAATAGAGGACCAAGAAGAAGCAGCACAAGAGGAAACAGCAATACGAGCAAACTTAAGTGGACCTGATAATTCATATGACCAAAAAGGAGATACTGGTTGGAAGGTACCCGAACCACACGATGACCCAAGTTTATTTGAAACTAGACAAATTCATTTCAGAAGTAACAGACTTTCTTCTGGTTGGGCTGGTTTAGATTCACTTGAATTATATAACTTTAGTGAAGAAGCAGAAACAACATGGTCTATTTCAGTAGTAGCAGGACCAGGTAAACATGGTTCACCATGGTTAGGTTTTTCAAAAAGTAATGGTACAATACCACCAAGAAGTGGAGAAACACCTGGTAAGGTAGAAATTGATGCTAAGAAAATTAGAAATGTAAGGTCACCTAAAGGTAGAAGAACAGAATTTACAGATAATATTACACTAACTATTGGTCAAGATACTTATAACTTAAAAGGTATATTTTATAGAAAACTTAGAAAAGGCGGTGACGGAAACTAATGGCAATAAAAGATTTTAAAGACATAGAGGGAAGAAAAGGTTATCTTGTAGAACAAGAAGATAGAAAAATATTTCAAAAAGAAATATCAAAGGCTAACTTTGGTCTTGGGTGTGCCGATATGATTGAATTTATATTATATGATGTAAGTGATAATAAACTACCCCAAGGAGATTCTGGTAAATTAGTAAGATATATTCATTTAGATGATACAAACATTTCAAAATACTTTTTAATATCGGATAACATTCTTACTAAAAAAATAGGAGATGTACCGGAATTTGTAGTAGATTTAGAAGCTCTAATAAAAGAAGCTGGATATAATAATGGTATTTTTAAAACACAAGTTACTCTTTTAAATCGTAGATTAGGAGAAGAAATTCTTGATTCTAATAAATTATGGATACATGAAATAGCACCATCAAGGACTGAAATTAGAGTTTTACCAATTAGAGCAAAAGAAGAAAATAAAGATTTATAAAAAAGATATAGTTTTTTTACAGAGGGTGATACGTTTAGAGATGATGTAATTTACTATATTGAAAAATTTATAGAAAGTTTTGATATAGAAAAAATCATAACAAAATTTTTACTTTCAAAAGGAACTGAGAGTGATGGTAAAAATTATATCAATAAAATAAAACAAGAATTTAACATTGAAAATTTTGATATCTTTATGTACCAAATTGAAAGAAAATTAATCGAATCAATGAAGTATTATGCAAACAGAAGAGTTTGGAATATAAATGATATTAATTATGGTAAACCAACTAAAGAACAAGATTGCATAGAATTATCAGTTAAAAAATTAAAACAAGATACAATCACTGCTCTAATTAATTCAATTGATTTTAATTTACCAAAAAGAACTATTCAAGATAATAATGTACTTACTAAGGAAGAACAAATAACTTTAGATAAGGTAAAACAAATATTAAAAAGTTCAACATCAGATAATATTTATGATACAACCGTACCTGAAACTGAGGTCAAGGGTTGTACAGACCCAAAAGCACTTAATTTTAATGAGGCAGCAACAGTTAATGATGGTACTTGTGAGTATAGAGATACAATAGTTATAAAAGGGTGTACTAATCCAAAAGCTATAAACTATAATCCTAAGGCAAATGAAGATGATGGTAGTTGTAAATTTGAAAGTAATACAGAAACAAAAATGTGGTTTATTTGGTCTGATATTGCAACATTCGAATATAAAGATGAATTTGATACGTTACAAACAATAAATGGTTCTGAGTATGATTCATTTAAAATAGTACAAAAAAACAATTCATTTAAGATAGTAACTGGTGATGTTAGAGAATATGAAAAAACAAGACCAAAAACTACATTAAAAAAGTATAGGATAACAAACACAGATGGAACTGATGAATACGGTCAAGACATATATGGAACTCAAGTAAACTCAGCATTTAGTGCACAATATATAGATGCAAGTGGAGAACCTCGTGATACTAATTTGATTTATCGTGGAGGAAGTATTACTATTTGTGCAGAAAAAGATAGTATAACACATCCTCCTAATTTAAGAGTTACATTAATAGGAGAGTGTGATACACAAACTAACACAGGAGGTGGAAGTACTGGTGGTGGAAGTGGAAATAACTCAGGTCCTCTTGGTGGAGGTGGTGGAGGAGGTAGAGATATACCAAATCCAGGTGATGATGACGTAATAGATAGAGAAGATTTAGATATACAAAATTATAGATAAAAACTAGGGTAAAAGAAATGCCACATAATAATAAAGAACATATAAAACCAAACCGACAAGGGAAAAGAACGGGCCAAATCATTAATGATGGAGATAGGGTTGGTGGACAAATTGTGTATGGTACTTGGGAATGGAATGGAAAAAGATGGATTGATATTACATACGATTCGGATGTATTTAGTATAGATGAAGATGTAGATAAATCATCTGATAACCCAAGTAGTTCTAAAAATGGTGTTGCTATATTTGATTCAAAGCTAATAGATGATGATTCAAATCCTAAAGATGATGATTCAAATCCTAAAGATGATGATTTAAATTCAGATGGTGAAACCCCACTTGGACCAGCTCCGAGTATAGAAATAACTGTTAAGGCAACCAAAGATTCAGCAATATTTATTGATGGAGAAGATACATTATTTCAAACATCTCATACATTTAATTATACGGCAAAAGAATTATTAACTACAAAAACTTTTACAGTTAAAGGTAGTGAAAGCCTTATATCAAAAGATGTATATAAAGTAACTGCAGTTCAAAAATCATTTAGAAAAGGAGTTAGAGATTTAGACTCAAAGAATGGAAAAAATTCGGTTAAATTTTATTATTATGACTTTATAGTATCAAAAAATAATAATACATTTAAAGAATTTACTCTAGATTATGATAACTTATTAGAAAATAGGGCAGTAACATTAGATTTTTCTCTTGATACTGAAGGTATAATAATCACACCAGAGCCAGAAAAAACATTAGTAGTAATTACATCAAACGTATCATCAAATGATATAATAAGATATCAAACAACCGATGGTCAAACTGATTTGTTACTTACTGATGATGAAATTGAATTAGAAGTTACTGCAAATATAAAAGATTTACCAAAATTTATTCAATTTTTTGGTGTAGGAATTGATGATACAACTCATACAGTTGAATATACTATTAATAGTCCAAATGATAGAGGAGGACAAGTAGTAACTAATATTGATAGTGGAAAAGTATCATTACAAGCAGGAACAACAAATATAATAGTTGATGCTATAAAAATACCACGAACCGATGCACCAGGGATTCCACTTTTAAATATTTCTTCTAATCAATTAGTATATAACATAAATGGTGAGGAATTATTACAAATCCCATATAGAACTGCTAATGCGGATTTAGTAGAATATTCAATAGGAAGTATTAAAAGACAAGTTGGGAGTAGTGGTAGTATCACTTTAAATACAGACGATTTTACAAATGGAGTTGGTACTTATACATTATATGCTCAAGCAAGAAGTTCTAATGGTGGTAGTGATATTAAAAAAATTATTATTGTTGTAGAAAGTAGAGAATATATACCTGGACCAGATATAACTCATATTAATTATCCACAAAATATTAAAGGTGCAGATTTTAAACAATTTAATGTTCCATTTGATGTTAGTTGGCAATCAATCAATACAGATTATATTAGAATCTATGCAGGAAAGTATGATGTAGAAGCTGAAAAGAACTATTACTTAGGTCAGTTTTCAAAATCAGGTGTTGCAACCTTTACTGTTGAAGATGTTTTAAGAAATGCAAGAAGAGAATTTTCTGAAGATGATAATATATTACAATTTAAATTATTATTAATTCCATTTAATTCCCAAGGTGATAAATTAACTGCTGGTAAAATAGAAGAAATAAATATTACATTTGATAAAGGTGATTTAGATTTAAGAAGAGGAGATGTAATTGGTGATATTAGAAAAGCATTTGAATATTGTTTTGATTATTCTGATTTTGATGAACCTACTTCACCATTTTTAACTCATTATTTACATTTAGGAAATGGAGATAATAAATTAATATCAACATATGGTATTGATGATGAAACATTCTCAGAATATGATTTTGTAAATGCTACAAATCAGAGAACGAAAACTAAAGAATCTAAATCTCTAGTTTTAAAATTATACGAACCTTTAGATAATAAAATAGATGTAAACGATAAAATTTGGATATCTAAAATACAATCAATACCTTTAATTGACCAAATAACAATAATAGATGATGTAACTTCTGATTGTATTCCATTAACACCAAATTTAAGTTTAGAATTAAATGATGATATTGGTTATCAAATTTATGATGATTTAGTAGCAAGTGGTTCAACATCATCAGAAGCAATAATACAAGAATTTGTTTCAGGTAGTGGGTTTTCACTAGATACACTTGAGTTAGAATATACATCAGGCAGTACTTACCAATGGGAAAATTTTGTAAAATACTCATCAGCAAAAGAAAGAGTTGCAAACTTTTATTATAAAATAAAATTATTAGAATCACATAGAAGTAAACACGAATTACTTTCAACTCCTACTGGTTCTGCAGGTTCAGTTTCGAGTAGAAACGAACAAAAAAGAATACTTGGAAAAATATCTGAAATTAAACAAAACTTTGATGCATTTGAAAAACATCTTTATACTGTAAGCGGTTCATTACAATATCCAAAAAATGGTAGTGTTGTTGGTAATATTAAACTTACTGATACTGGTAGTATAGTAAACCCATCTGATACAACTGCAGTTAATTGGTATAATACAATTTATACAGATGCAGCGTTATATGATAGAAATAGCACAGAAAGATTAGTTAATAATTTACCAAGTCATATTCAAGAAGATGATAAAGGACAAGAATTTGTTTTATTCTTTGATATGATTGGTCAACATTTTGATATTTTATATCATTATATTAAACGATTATCTAAATCTAAAAAAACAGAAAACAAATTTGAAAATGGTATTATAAATGACTTAATGTATGAAATGTTAAGTTCACTTGGTTGGGATGCTGATTTAGGATTATCATCAGAAACACTTTGGGAATATGCATTTGGTGAACATTCGGATGGTACAGAAATATCATCAATGTCAGGTAAAAGTAGACAAGAAGAAACTTGGAGAAGAATATTAAATAATTTACCATACCTATACAAACACAAAGGAACTAAAAGAGCTATTCACGCTGCATTATCTATTTATGGAATTCCAAATTCTATGTTAACTATAATGGAGTTTGGTGGACCAAAAGATACTACTACATCAAAATTAGTTAAATATACATATGATGATAGCACATCTGCATTAAATATTTCTGGTTCTCAAAGTTTAACAATTCCTTGGAAAGCATATAGTGGTTCTTTATATCCAAGTGCAGTTGAAATGAGAGTGGAAACTAATACTAAACAAAATCAAACTTTAATTTCAAGTAGTGGTTGGAGTTTAGATTTAAATTATACATCAGGTTCAAATGCTAATTTACAATTAAACGTATTATCTGGTTCAACTAATTATTCTGCATCAACAGAAGATTTTCCTTACTTTAACCAAGATTATACACAAATAGTTGTAAATAGAATAACTGGTTCTACTACAACATTTGAAGTTCATGCTAAGGAAGGATTTCAAGAAAGAATTAGAAATGCTACAAGTGCATCACTTACACTTGTAAACAATGATTGGGATAGTGGAACAGAATTGATTGTAGGTGGTTTAGGAGTAAGTGGCAGTTTATTTACTGGATCAATGGATGAGATTAGATTATGGAAAACTCCACTATCAGAATCACGAATTGAAAATCATGCATTGAATGGAGATGCAATTGATGGTAATCATATATCTTCTTCAACTGAAGATTTATTATTAAGAATAGATTTTGAATATCCAAGAAATTTAAATTCAACTGGTAGTAATTGGAGAAACACACTTGTTTCACAATCAATGGCATCAGATGGATTAACTTCGGTATCGGGTTCAATAGAAAATATTTCTCCTAATACAAGTTATGCAAACTTTATAACTGCATCTAATTTTCCATCAGCATCATATCCACATGGGTTTACATTTTACAATAGAAAAAATACTTCAAATGTACCAAGTGTTGGAATAGCAGTTGGAGATAAAGTTAGATTTGAAGAACAAACATTAACATCAGATTTATCTTATAGAAGTAGAGCAACAAAAAAATCATACGATACTGCACCATTAGATTCAGATAAATTAGGATTATTTTTCTCACCAGCAAAAGAATTAAATCTTGATATTGTAAAAACAATAGGTGATTTTAGTATAGATGATTTGATTGGAGACCCAAGTGATTACTACCAAGATAGTTATTCATCATTAGATTCTTTTAGAAAGTATTATTTTAATCGATATAACGTAGATTTCCACGAGTATATCCAATTAGTGAGGTATATTGATAAATCATTATTTAGTCTCTTAGAATCCCTTGTTCCTGCAAGAGCTAAGGTTACTACTGGTTTATTAATTGAACCACATATGTTGGAAAGAAGTAAAATTAAAAGAGTAAAACCAACTGCAGAAAATAATAAAATTGAAACTTCTATTAATATTCAAGATAATTTAGTTGTAACATCATCAAAAGATGATTACTTAGTTGAACTTGATTTAAAAGAAGAAGTGTTCTTAAGTGCTTCAAAGGATTCATATGAAGTTGAAATACAAAATGTAGTAAGTAGTAGTTTGGTAGGAACAAAGGATAATTATGAAAGTATAATATCTGCATCTAATACTGTAACTCCAAGTGGAACTATT